CAGTTGGTCGTGAACATGGAGGGCGATGATCTCCTCGGCTTTTGCAACCGCAAGGGTGCCTCCGAACGAATGTTGGAGGTCGCCCATGCCGTGGGTTGGAAAGCCAAGGATGAACTCGTTCCCATGTGCCGGTCGGTGAATGAGACGGAGGACGGGTGTGGGCACGTGACTTACGTGGGTTACCACGTGTACACGAAGCACGGCCGCCCGGCCCTCGTCGATGACCAGTACGTCATGTACCCGGAACTCAAGCGCTTCCTGACGACCAAGGCCTGGTCCACGGTCAAGATGGGAGAGTATGAGAGGTCGGCCTGCGAGGTGCTGAACTACGAGGTGTACGCCAAGTTGTTTCAGCACCTCGAGCCAATTTCGCAGATGTGCCGCGCCTTCGCGGCCGGCTGGCGGAAGAGGCACGAGAGGACGTCCCCCCCGGGAACGAAACTCACATTGGGATATGGCCGCGGCGCCGCGGCTGTGGTGAGGGATATCGAGTATCGGCTTGGTGTGGCGCTCACGTCCGAGGACGTGGGCAAGTACCTGCTGAGGACCGACGTCCCCGAGATCACCGAGAATGTGCGCGACGTCGCGTTCGCCATGTCATCACACGTGTGTGCCAAGCCCGACGAAGGGGCTGACTCGTGGGGTACCGTGGCCATCGAGGACGTCGCGTCTCTCATCGGCGTGTTAGAGTTGGATCCGCTTTCGCTCGCGGCTGACTTGAGATGCCAACTTCCACCATGCTACTGGGGCGGCCCGGGCGCATCATGGTGAAACCAGTCGTCGTTTTCTTCGGCGGCTGTCGGGGCGTGCCAAGCCCCACGCACGTGCATGCAGGCTTAGGTATTTGTGCATGTTTGCAGCAAACCTATCGAGGACGCGCCGCAGGACATTGTCCCGACCACTTCACAGTGCTCTGGTCGTGCTTTGCCCGGTGGCTGCGTTCTTGTTTTTCAGACCGAGGCCTGGTCGTAGTTATTTTAATTGCATGCGAGTCACAGCGTTTTTCCTGCAGGTTTTGACCCACGTCACCGTTTCGTTCTCTTTACGGCCGTGACAGTAGCCATTTTGGCTCAAAGTGGGAGCCCCGCCGAACCGGCCAATCAGGTGGGGTACGTGCAACGTTTTGTGGCCAGGAGGGGAGAATGCTAGCCGACCATCCCTCCGAGCACGCGCAACGATCGTTTTTCTCAGATTGTGGCCGCGCGTGTTTAACATAACCATTCTGAGGTGCCTGCCCAGTAGAAGAATTTCTGGCTTGGGGCGGGCGCTCGGTTTAGGCGGTGGAGGACGGTGTTGGCATTGCTGTGGGCGAGTCCTACGCTACGCGCGCGTGCGCGCGGTTGCCACCACTAGCAGCCATTTTGGCTCAGTGCCTCTGCAGTCGGGACCAGGGTTACGAACACCTTGGCCCCGGCGTCGTCTACGCCGGACCCTCAGTAGCCACCACTCAATGCACTTCTGGTGGCGCGGACGATAAATGAGAGCTGTTGCGTCCGTAAATGTTTGCCTTATCGCTCAGTAGGGTTTCTGGAGCCTGAAGAGCCTGGTCTGGTTTGGTGTGCCAGTGCGGTGAGAGCGCGTATCGGCCCACGGGGGGTCTCCGCTCAGGGCTGGAGTTAAATGATACGTTCCATCATGGTTTCGAC